TAAAACACAAAAAGACACGTGTGTTGCTTCCAGCATAATGTCCTTACCGCTTGATGACTACCTTTCTGATATAGTGCCAATGTGTCTCGTACTTTATGGACCGCCCTCTGTGTATTTTACACATGAAAAGGACGGTGAACATGCAGAAAGGGAAATAAGTGTTTGTGACCCCGCAACTAGGATTGCATTATCCAAGGCTGAGGGAGTAGTCGGTGCACACGGTAAACTTACAGGTATAAATATGCTTAAAGTTTCTAATAAGGATTCTAAATTCTACTCACTTGCTTCAGAAGCAATGATTAAAGGTGGCACGATTTTGTCTTCTGATGCATCACGCTGGGGTCCGCATCATTCAAACACTGCTTTAGGCATAATAATATTTGTTCTTGGCATATTAGGTGGCTCACAACACTTAATATGTTCTGGCATTACATACTGGAGGTTAGCTGATAAGGCTATGACTATAGATGACAAGGTTATAACTGAAGCACAGAGGAGAATGATGCAAATGAAGGAAAAAATTGAAAAAGACTATCTGTTTAACTTCTGTAGATGGGTTAAAGACTTACCTTCACTTGGGTCTCATGGCACATCATCAATAATGGCGTACGTTGCTGCTGCACACATGGGTCAAGGTATGTCACACGAGGCCTCTAGCGCTTCACACACGGGTAGTATTAACATATCCATGAGAGCTGCCAGGAACTGCAATATATATGTTTCAAACAAACTTTCAGGGTTTAAGGTAAACATGTTAGTCACTTCTGATGATTCTACTGTAGTGATATCTACCGGTCCAAATAGTCTAGGACAATCAGATGTTCTAACCCGATCTGAGGCTCAAAGGTCTTGTAAAATGCTTATGAAGAGATTTAGAGCAGCAAGAGTGTTTCCTTTACTGCTTAATAGCATCACACCTAATCTAGCTAAAGAAAGGGATTCTAGCATATCATGTGAGTTCAACTCCAACGATACTGGTATTGGGTCATGTTCACCCATATTAGGTTTTCGTGAGCTTATAAGCCAGATGGTTGTCCCTTCATCAACCTCTTTTTTCGGAGACCTCATTAGTGCCTTTTATTATGGTCAAACTTGTGCATACAACGGTCAAGACTTTAATATAGGGTCTTTAGCGCATAAGATGTATATTGACATGGTGATGACGAGATGGCGAGTTTCAACAGAGGAAATTCATTTTCTTGAAAATTGCAATATAATCCCAAGAGAACTGATAATAGGATGCCGACCGAAGGATCTTATAAACACACCTGGGCACTTAATATCAAACGATCTTAGAATGAGGCTATTAACTCTAAGCCATATACACAATGAGGAGTCTGATTCTGTGGACATACATACCAAGGATACAATATTTAGTTCTCTAATGCATGTTAAAATGCCTGCCAGAAAATTACACAAAGAAGCTATCGATTGTATACGAGACAAAATAAAATATATGGAGAAAAAGAAGCTTAACAACCAGGCGCTAATGCTCAAGATAACTCTTTCCTCACTTATTTCCTCAGCAAGAACGAGGCCTATAGGGAGACTTGGGTTTCGTTTAAAGAACAAGATTGTCGATGTTCCTGACTATGGAAATATAAAAATAGGCAAAGGATCCATTTTTGATGTCACGATGAACTGGTTCGTTAAAATTTCTCAGATGATACAGCAGGTTGAGCCTATTGCATCAGCTTCAGATCTTAGTAGAACAGGTAATCAGCTTATTTCTTTTTCGTCAGTGTCCAAGGTAACGGTTGGG